TTTATTTAGATGAGGTTCTTCCGGGTGACAGCTTCAATATGAGAGCGACATTGTTTGCTCGAATGGCGACACCCCTCTACCCGATTATGGACAATCTGTATCTAGACAGTTTCTTCTTTTTCGTTCCGAATAGGTTGCTTTGGACGAACTGGAAAAAGTTCATGGGTGAACAGGACAATCCGGGTGACAGCATATCATATACAATTCCGCAAATGTCGTCGAAGGCAGGAGGCTACGATGTCGGATCGCTTCATGACTACATGGGGCTTCCGACAGCAGGACAGCTCACAGCGCCAAATTACTTTGACCATTCCTCACTGTGGCTAAGAGCATACAATCTTATATGGAATGAGTGGTTTCGTGATGAGAATCTGCAGGATGCAGTTGTAGTGGACAAAGATGACGGTCCGGATGACTACACTGATTACGTATTGCTCAAGAGAGGAAAGAGACATGACTATTTCACGTCCTGTCTACCGTGGACGCAAAAAGGTGGTGACGTTCTACTGCCTCTCGGAACTGTGGCACCTGTAGAGTCAAATGGGGAATATCTCACAGTATCAGTACCGGGATCCAGTGACAGAAAATTGGAAGTACAAAACGGCGGAAATGCAGTTCGTATTGACGGAGCAGTTGTAGTCGGTGATAAGAATCTCTACTATGCGGACGGTTTGCAGGTAGATTTGTCGACTGCAACATCTGCAACAATAAATCAGCTCCGACAGTCATTCCAGATTCAGAAACTTCTTGAAAGAGATGCCAGAGGCGGTACACGGTACACTGAACTGGTTCGGGCCCACTTCGGCGTAATATCTCCGGATGCACGATTGCAGCGTCCAGAATATCTCGGTGGTGGATCCACGCCAATCAACATCTCGCCGATCGCTCAGACTTCCGCAACGGGACTAACTGGTAGTTCGACGGAGTTGGCAACGCTTTCGGCATTTGGTACGGCACTCAGTCAGAACAATGGATTCGCGGCGTCATTTACCGAACACGGGGTAATTATCGGTATGGTTGCGGTTCGTGCCGACCTTACATATCAGCAGGGTCTGCATCGTATGTGGTCGAGGGAAACTCGTTACGACTTCTACTTCCCTGCATTCGCTGCTCTGGGTGAACAGGCTGTACTGAACAAAGAAATTTATTGTCAGGGTACAGCAGCGGACGACGATGTATTTGGTTATCAGGAGCGTTGGGCCGAATACAGGTATAAGCCTTCGCAGATTACGGGACTTTTCCGGTCCACAGCAGCAAACAACATCGATGCGTGGCACATGTCACAGGAATTCGGTTCGTTACCTACACTGAACGAAACGTTCATTCAGGAAACGCCACCGATGTCAAGGGTGCTTGCAGTAGGAGCGGCAGCAGAAGGCAAGCATTTTATCTTTGACGGGTTCTTTGAAAATAAGGTGGCAAGGCCAATGCCTCTCTACAGTGTTCCGGGTCTGATTGACCACTTCTAAAGGAGGCTAGCATGGGCGAAGGCGGATTAGGTGAAATTGCAGGTGGTATTCTCGGAGAAATAGGCTCAACGTTTCTTCAAGACAGGTTAAACACCAGAGGAGCAAATGCTCAAAGAGATTGGGAAGGAGGAATGTATGCTCGTCGTTATCAAACACAAGTGAAGGATCTACTGGCGGCAGGATTAAACCCGATGTTGGCATATTCACAAACTCCAGGTGGTGTCCCTACTAGTGGAGCAGTAGCAGTAAATAAGCCAGACATATCCAGTGCATTCAACACGACAAGAGCAACTTCCGCACAGGTGGCAAATGTAAATCAAGACACGATGAAGAAAGCAGCGGAAACACGAAATACCGATATTGACACTCTGGTCAAATCGGGCATGGTTGAGGAGGTAGCGGCCAGAACGGCCGCTGCCTTATCTTCTGCTGAACAATCAAGAGCGATGGTAAATCAAATAGAGGCGACAATTCCAAAAATCGAGGCTGAAATAAAAAATATCGAAACTCAAATAGAAAAAAATAAATCAGACATTCGATTAAATGAGTCGCTCATAGTAGCAAATAAGTATCTCAACTCGCTCAGATCAGCAGAGACGTATCTAAAGCAGCAAGAAACACTTTTCAATCAGCCTAAAGAGCAGGCTTATAAAGCTGACTCTAAAGGCAAGAGATCAAATATTCTAGGTCAATCGACCATAGCTGGAGATCTAATGCAGCAGTTCTACAGGATGATCAATCCATTCAAAGGAGGAAAGTAATGACGATCTTCATAAAAACAGCAAACAACCATGACACAAGAGAAGAGTCGAAAAAGAGCGCTCTTCATTGTCCGGAAAAAACTCGGACACAACAGCATCAGAAAGAGGAGGCTGACATTAACACGATCGTGAAACGATTCGGTCTTACTGGTCAGCTCCCGGAAAATGTCAGGATGCCTCGGTACGGTGATTTCACAGAGGTCACTGACTATCAGACCGCTCTCAATGCGGTAATCGCAGCAAACAACGCATTCCTGTCAATGCCGGCTCATGTACGCCGGCGCTTCAACAACGATCCAGCTGCGTTCGTAGATTTCTGTTCCGATGCTTCGAATCTTGAAGAGGCTAAAAAACTGGGACTTGTAGAAACCCCCAAAGAGGCGGCAGCGGAGGGACAGGCTGCGCCTGTCCCGCAGTCGCCGGCGCCTCAAGCTTAGGCAGAGAGAGAAACTAACGCCCCTGGGCAACCAGGGGCAGCACCATCACTACTTGATATAATGGTGCTAAGTGACACCAGATTCTGCTTGACAAGAGGGAGGAGGTGACATAAAATGGCAATTGACATCAATGCGAGCGCAGCTTGGCTCGCGGCTCTCTGGACTTTGGTTCAAGAAATCAGACACTGGTGGAAAAACCGCCCGTAATCGAAAGGAGGTGGACAAATGAAGCCCCTTTATCGAAAGCACGTCAATAAGGGCCATTCTGCAAAGAAGTTCCGGAAACACGCTCAGAAAACCAAGGCAGCCAATCTCCAGGCGCCGATGCGTGGAGGTTACCGGATGTAATGGCGTGTAACTATCCGATTCCTGCGTACAAATTAAGCAACGGTGAAATAGTGTTCGAAGAACGCAAGGGGGACGTGAGACAGGTGCTCCGTCTCCCTTGCGGTCAGTGTGACGGGTGTAGATTAGAAAGGTCACGACAATGGGCAATGCGATGTATGCACGAAGCTCAAATGCATGAACAGAACTGTTTTATAACGTTGACCTACAATGATGATCATCTCCCGTTCGACAATTCGCTAGATTACACTGACTTCCAGAAATTCATGAAACGGCTTCGGAAAAAATTCTCTTACAAGGTGAAGAGAGGACAACAAGGGCCGATAGGATTCAGACCAATAAAATTCTTTATGTGTGGGGAATATGGTGATGAGCTCGGACGTCCTCATTTTCACGCTTGCATCTTCGGTATTGATTTTGACGACAGGGTTTATTTTAAAAGCTCTGCGTCTGGCAGCAAACTATATACAAGTCAATCACTACAAAATCTTTGGTCTGATAAAGGAGGTTATCCTATTGGTCATGTTACTGTCGGCGATGTTTCTTTTGCTTCTGCTGGGTACGTGGCTCGTTACATTATGAAAAAGAGACTTGGCAGGACAGGACGTGAGTATAAATCAATCGACATGGAAACGGGGGAAGTAATAGACAAGCAACCAGAGTTTGCAAGGATGAGCCTTCGTCAAGGTATAGGCCATTCATTCTATAAGAAGTGGAAAACTGATATATACCCCGAGGACATCTGTGTCGTAAATGGAGTGGCTCAAAAGCCACCCAAATATTATGCAAAAAAACTAAAAGAGGAGGATCCCGAACTATACGAGGAAATACAATATCAGAAACATAGGAGAGCAATGAAAAATTCGAAGGATAACACTGAGGAAAGGCTGCTCGCAAAAGAGAAAGTACTAAAGTCAAAAATCAAATTTCTCAAAAGAGAAATACACTAAAGGAGAAAGTAATGATAATGCAAATGATGTCAGTTCGGGATGTGAAAAGCGATTCATTCGGGAATCCGTGGTTCGCGCCGACCGTTGGTATGGCAGTACGTTCATTCACGGACGAAGTAAATCGGGATGAAAATTCTTCGACTGCAGCAAAGCATCCGGAAGATTTTCAGCTCTATCATCTCGGTTCTTTCGAATCAACATCGGGAACGTTCGAAACGCAAATTCCGAAACTGGTCATCACAGGGTCAGAGGTAAAGGAGTATAAAAAATCAGCCCACTTGTCGGCTGTTTAAAAGGAGGTAGTAATGCATAGAAATAAATCGGTAAGTCAGCATCAGTTCGCAATGATTCCGAAGGCAGAAATTCCTCGGAGTCAGTTCAATAGACAGTTCACACACAAGACAACCTTCGATGCCGGATATCTCATCCCAATTTATGTAGATGAGGTTCTTCCGGGTGACAGCTTCAATATGAGAGCGACATTGTTTGCTCGAATGGCGACACCCCTCTACCCGATTATGGACAATCTGTATCTAGACAGTTTCTTCTTTTT